TAGTTTTGGAATATCCGAATCCTTTTATTCCTAAGTATGAGAGTAGCGAACTCGGATTGACTTGCCCTCTGTTGGTGTCGTTTTCATAGATTGACGCGATAGCGGTGCTGACCCTGAATTGCGGCAGTAGCACCTTGCTCATGTTCAGCCCTACTCCCAGAGCGTTGTTATGTAGTGCTGCTATGTAGAGCCTGATCGGAATTACAAACACATCGATCTGGTGTTTGAAGCTTCCGAATACAGGTCCGGTTGTTGGCAGGGTTTTTACTTTTGTTGTGATGTCGATGTAGAATGTTGTACCATCCAAACCTATCTGACACCAGTAGGGCACGATTGTTCCGCACGCTTGTGATGTTCGGATTATTTTTCCTACGTTGTGCGATGATCTGCCGAAATTAGGCAGATATACTTCCATTTTGCTCTCGCTTCGGAGTCTGTCTCCTCCCAATGTTTTTTTCATGGTTTATTCTTTTTGAGTGTTTTTCATTTGGTTTTTTACGTGTGTGAAGAATATGAGCGTTGCGGTTAGGATGTCCTCCCACTTTTTTTGAGCCAGATGTTCTTCAGCATCTTCTTTAGTGTCGAACTCTTTCCCGTTTACGAGTGCACCGCATGTTGTGATCACCCATTTGTTTTTTTTGTTGCGAATCAGTACGAAAGGGCCGTTTTCCGATGTTTCTCTTTCTTCGATTTCGAGGTTTACATTTTCGATTTCTTCCTCTCTTTTCTTGTTTTCATTAAGCAGCTGATTTCTGAATTTCTTTTCCATGTTATTTGATTTTTAGTGCTTTTGATACTTCGATTGTGTCGATTTTGATGCCGTTTGCTTTGAGATGGTATTTGTTAGTGCATCCCTGTTCTATGATTACGGCAGCTGCTGCGCCGATTGCGGCTGCTATTACTGCAATCCATTTTACGATTTTTTTTACTTTTTCATTCATAGGTTTAGTGATAATTGATTTTTAGTGTTTTTGATCATTACAATTCTTCTGATAGTGGGATAATACAGATTTTTTGTTCCTTCGTAATTGTATTCCCAGTTAGTTACTTCGTAGAAGCTTACGCCGGTTCTTTGTGCTTTTTGAGAGATTACGTATTCTTTGTCGTATACCTCTCCGTCTTCTGTTACGTAGTATGTCCCTTCATAGTTGAATTCTTTCCGTCGTACTCTGTCGGCGCCGATTAACTTTGTAAGATTGTTGGATCTTGCCCCGATTCCTCCTCTATTGTAGGTTTCAGTATTTTGTTTCGTGTTAGGATGTCTTCTAATCTCCTTATTCCAAATTCTGTTTCCCATACTTCACGAATTAGTTTCTCTTTCCTTATAATTAGGTCTGCATATCCTTTGCATATCTCCTTTTTTTCTCTTTCCGTCATATTTTTTGATTGATTGCCAATATTTTACTGCGTGTACATACTCTTTGTATTGTTCTATTGTTTCTACTTTGATAGGAGTTTTATTGTAGTACTTTACTTGTTTTTCCTCTTTTATGATTCGGAGGGCTTCGCGTTCTTGAACTGTCCATAATTTTTGTTTGTAGTATGTTGGTAGTGCGATTTTTATTCCTGAGTTTGTTCTGTATGTTTCCTCTGTAAATCTATCCTGGTATCTATGTCTTCTAAGTGAGTTCTCGTTTATATAGTCTGCTCCGATCCCTTTTGAAGTGAATATCTTCCCGTTGAACTCGGGATTGGCTTCGTCTCTCTTTGTTACATATTTTATGATGTAGTTTATTGTTTTCTCGCTTACTTCATGCCCAAAGAATATCCAGCCGTACCCCCATTCCTTTTCGAACTGTTCCTCTGTCATTTCTGTCCATATGAGGCCGTGCAGATGTATTCTTTTGGTATTGTCATGTCCCATTTCTGTGATTAGCCAGTGTCTGAGTGGTGTTTCGTACTTTTTCCACCATCGTTTTCTGAATAGGCTGATTGCCTTCTGAGCTGCTTTGTTTGGTTCTTTTTCGTCATATTCTAACTTTTTTAGGCTTTCCTCGGAGAATGTCAGCGTTGCAAATATAATGTTTTTTGGATTAGATTTTATTTCTTCCATTAATCTTACTCTCCATTCATTTGCTTTTGCGCGTCTGCATTCTTCGCAATGTCCGCATGGAATTTGGATCCATCTTAGACGGCGGTCTTTTACTCCATTGCTGTTTTTATTCGATTTGGCGTATCTTGGATTCTCAATGATACTTGGATATAGGCACACTGCTTTTAATTGAATTTTGCCCCCTTAAAATCATTTTTGCTACCATTTTGTTGTTACGGTTTTGTCCACTCCTTTAAAATTCATTTCCGGATCATAGTGTTGCGTTACTGTTGATGAGTTCATGGGGGGAGTATTGTTCATCTTTTTTTCTGTGTATTCTCTGATCGCTTTTCCTGTTTTTCCTCCGATCACCATGTTTCCTACTACTTGCGCGAGTTTGAGGATTGTATTTGCTATTTCGGTCCAGTATTGGAGTTCTCGCAGATCTGCGGTTGCTTCTTCGGTTCTTCTTTTTGCTTCGGCTACTTTTGCCTCTGCTTCTTGGTTTCTGCCTGCTGCGTAGAAATATGCGGCTTGAGCCATTGCGCTGCATGCGTCCGCGTTTATTTTGTTGATTTCTGCCGTTAGTTTTTCGTCTGCGTATATGCTTTCCAGAGTTTTGATCGCTGCTGTTCCTTCGAGGATTTGTTTTTCGGCTTTCATCATGTCGCCTTGGAATGATTTTTCGCCGAATACGATCTTGCCGAATTTATCATCCTCTATTTCGAAGTATTTAGGTATTTCGATTTCCTTGCCGTCGATTGTTGTCTTTTCTGTGGGTTGCCATTTTACCATCTGGTCCCATAGCTGGTTTGCTGTGCTGATAAAGCCTTTCCAGCCTTCGAACATTTCTTGTTTTATCTGCCATATTCTTTTCTCGATTATTGTCGTGGTTTCTTCTTTGTTTTTGCCTGCTTCTGCTTCGAGTGCTTTTGCCTGAGTGTTGAGCAGGTTTATTTCTGCTTCATTCTTTCGTTCATTCATTCGTACCTGTCGTAGTGACATCAATGCCTGTAGTTGCATGTTCGGATCGGCAGCTGCACCTGCACCGGTAGCTCCTGTTGCACCCATTGGAGCTCCTGTTGTTGTTCCGGCTCCTCCGCCTCCGGCACCTCCTTTGCCGTACATTAGGCCGGGAGATAATCCCGCTGCATCCATTTGTGCTACTTGGTTGGCATAGCTTTGGTCTTGGTAGGTCCTGTTGTATAATACCTGCTGTCTTTCGAACGCATTTTCCGCTGCCATTTCTCCGTATTTGTAATTTATTTTGGCCGCGTTTTCTACCATTTCTTCCTGCTGCTTTATCTGTTTCTTCCTGCCTATGCCTAACATGTTGAGGATCCCTGATGCGCCGCCTATGATTCCCGAGAGAGGGTTTACAATGCTTTCTCCTTTTTGGAGTAATTCTAATAGATTTTTGAAGTTCATTTTCGTTCTTTTCTTTAAAAGAATTTGTACAAATGTTCTTGTTATATATGTATAAATGTCTACCGCCCTTTGCCACACGCATTTGCGAGGGTTAAAAGAGGGGGGGTGGAATCATCCCCCCTCTTTGATTTTTGGTTGATCTTTATACGACTGCTTTAGCTTTTTTCGGGATCGGTTTTTGCTTCTGTCCCGAAATCTTTTACGGCTTCAGTTTCGCCTTTGTTCTTCGCGATCTGGTTCGCCATGCTCTGGTTGATTTTGTCGATTGCGTCTATCGCCACCTCAAAGCGGTCTGTGCGGATATCGTATTCTGGTAGCACACCGTCTTTTTTTTCTGTGTAGATTGTTGGGAATACTCCGTCTTCCATGCTGCTGGATTCTCCGCTAATTATTTTTCTCAGTTTCACCTCCCTTGGTTCTGCTTGGTATGTGAGGTCTGGATCTTTAATACATCCTTTTCTGCTTATTGCTGTTTTCATGGTGTTATAAATTTGGAATTTGTTTTGCTGACATTACCCGGCGTGCTGTTACGTCGAATGCTACTTGTACCCAGAAGTTCTGTGAACTCAGTCTTGACTCTGCGAATATGTTGTTGTATATCGTAGGATCAATGTAGGTTGATGCGTTGCCGATTGTGTGATCTGGGTTTTCTTCGTACACTCTGTTCAAGCACATAAATGCTAATGGCATTCCTGCGGCAAATTCGCCGTATGTTTCGTTTACATCTGTTGTGTATTCGATCCATGATGGTTGTTTTCCTAATGACTGATATACGACTTCTTTGTTTCCGACGCCTTCTGTACTCCATGCGGCAGCCTCTTCTGCTATCAGTTCTTGGAACCCGATTGCGTCTAATGTTGGCTTGTGGAAGTCATCCATGTTTTGCAGTCTTGTCCACCATTTGTTTCCTTGGCTGTAATCAACTCGAGGTGTGATTGACCCCAGGGCCATGATCATGCTGGGTTCTGTGCATTTGATTTTTATTCCCCTTCCGGATTTGTACATGGTTGCGACTCCTCGTCCGGCAAGTGTTCCTAATGGTTCTTCGTCTGTTGCTGCGTTTGATACGATTTCATCGAATGCGATTTCACTCTGCATTCCGCCGCAGAATATAGGTGATTCGGGCAGCGTTGCGCTTCTGATTCCATATGTCGCTTCTCTCCATGCTTGATAGGTGCCGTCTGTAATGGCTACGCGGTTGAGCATATTGAAGATCTTCTTCTGGAGGATCAGAGCATCCATCGTGAGTTTGCCGTCGGTTACATCTACTGCTGTGATTGAATTAATTCCCCCTGTTGTTCCGTCTATCCACTCGGTGTTTAGCCAGTTGTTGAACCTGTCGCTGAGGTATGTTTTTACTGCTAACCCTGCTTGTGAATACCATGCGTTTGAACTGTTATATTTGCTTCTGCGGTCATAGCTTGGTAGCCCTATAGTTTTTGTTGCGGCTCCGTATGGCATTGTGGCGCCGTCTACTATATATGCTGAGGTACTGGGTGCAGCTAAGATTTTATTTCGTTCTTCGTCGATGTTTTTTAATGGAAATGGTGCTAATTTGATTTTTTTGTTGTCCGGCATTGTCAAGTTGTTTCTCCCTGCTATGTTTAGATTGTATGCAATTTTGATTGGCTTCTTGACTTGGTATACGTAAATGTTGGTCGCCTTTCTCGGGTTTTCTGGTTTCCTTAGTCCCATTGCTTCCGGATCTGTTCGTTCGAATATAAAGCTGTCTCCGAGCTTTGTTAGTTTGTTGACTTCTTGTGTAGGTCTTTCCGGATCATTCGTTAAGAATTGTATTTCATTGACTTCCTCAGGTGATACTCTTTCCTCGAATTCCAGTTTGATAAAACTCGGTGCTTGACTTGTCGGATTGAGTGGGTATGCTTCACTTGTGTTTTCTGTCCACACTCTATTCCAAGCAATTCCATCTCCTGCACTGATTTTCTTCCAAATATGGTTTATTCCGTTGACTACGTATGCGTTTTCTTCCTGCTTGTTGGCGTAATAGTTTTTGAATATGTCCCAGTATGCCAGATTGAATATTGCAGGAAAGGTTCGAATTTGGCTGTTAGTTTTGGAATATCCGAATCCTTTTATTCCTAAGTATGAGAGTAGCGAACTCGGATTGACTTGCCCTCTGTTGGTGTCGTTTTCATAGATTGACGCGA